ATAATATATGTTACATCTACGAGATATGTGACAGATTTTTGAGTTTATGTGACAACTTATAGTTCAAGATGTGTCGGCTGTTGCAAGCCATATTATATCAAGTCATATTGACCTTTCTTTCGTAAAACCATCAACCTTTGAGCTGTGCGGGCAGCCTGTAATATGGCCTGTCAAGTTGGTGGTTGCAATTATGCTTTTCATCACCCTCCTCCGAAGCCAGATTCGAAACGGTTGACGGAGTAGAATCTGGCTTTTTATTGAAATCAATGCGCAGGGCGGTTGGGCCTCCAAACCGAAAATGAACGGTGCGCTGGAGCGAGCGAGACCGCCCATTCTGAAAACAACGCGGGGTGGAGCAGATATGGTCAGCTCGCCGGCCCCATAAGCCGGAGGTCGTCGGTTCGACCGGCCCCCGCTATTACGGGTTATGGGTTTGTCTGGGTGACGGCGAATAAATGGTAACTAACTAAAAGGGTTAAAGGATTAAGTCCTGGCACGTTGCCAACCGTCACCCAGATATTTTCAAGCGGCGAGGTTTGCTGGGGTTGCACTGGCCCCCCCCCCCCAGCCATCTTCCCCGGCAACCTCAATTTTGAAAGAATGAAAAATGAAACATACTTGGAATCATAAAGTAGCGAGACTAACAGGGGTTCCAGAACAGAAGCAAACCCCTTATGGTCTTCACCCTGGATGTTCTGTAAGTAAATGCAATTCGCCACAAGAATATTATGTTCAATATGATTATGTAACCGGCAGGCGAGGACGCGTCAGTAGTCAAGGTCGATATTACTGTAAAAGTCACGCAGAAAAGTTCTGCAAAAAACACAATATTAAAATAGAAGAAGTATCTGAAATATCTTGGACGGTACATTAATGAAAATTGCTAAATTCTCAATCATATTAGCGCTTCTTTGCTGTCCGGAAAGTTACTGCGACGGCGCTGTTGAAGTCAATGTTGCTTCGGTAGATGAACTACCGGTTATCTTAGCTGCAGCGGAACGAAATAACTGCCGGGGGGATGATCTGTTGATTCTTTTTGCAATTCGCAGGGCGGAAAATGGCAGACCCGGTTGTGAGTTTGGAATACTGCATCCGAAGGCCCTGGCTGCCATAGAAGCAGAGCCGCGCCGGGGCCTGGACATCCAGGCGGGCTGGGCCGCCGCCACGATTATTAAGAATCGGCAGCGATGGAGCGAAGGCGGTTTCCCTTATGATTTTATTACGTTTTTGGGTAATCGCTATTGCCCTGCAGCAGCGGACCAGGAAGGGAACCGGAACTGGAAGCGAAACGTGCGCTATTGGTTCGAGAAATTCAAGGGGACATAATAAAAAACGGATTGTACTTCTTGCAGGGAAGCTAAATGGACATCACAAAAAGCAATATTTTTCATCGCTGGGAAATGCTGACTAATCCGCATTTTTCAGAAGTCCCGGAAATGACCAAGCTGGATTTCACCGAAGTTGTCGACCATACAATGCTGATTGATTTGGTTAATGATGGTCGGCCGTTTACTGATGATGAAATCGAGCAATGCCGGCAGCGGGTTATGAGGTTCTGCCAGGACCAGCACAAAAACAGGAATTAAGTAAATGACGGTTCGTGATACAAGTTTGTCGGCGTTAGCGGAAATAGCTGAAAAGTTAGGACCTGATGAAGCAGCGCTTCTGGCGGTCCTTGATGAAATCGGGCCGGCAAGCGATAAAAGAATCCTCGAAGCGCTCAATCAAAAAGAGCAGGTAACACTCAAACCGAAGCATCAAAAACGAGTATGGCAGATAAATTCAGTAACCGGTCGCCGCAACGCCCTGGTCAATAAATATGGGGTTGTCGAAGATTTAGGTGCCTTCAAAAAGGATGGCCGAAAGGCGGTTCATATCTGGCGGGCAAGGGGCGACAGCAGAAGGCCCGAACAGTTTGGCTTTCGGCCGGTCAGGATTTCACTTGCAAAGGTGCGAGTACCAAATCCGGCTGAGCAGCGAGAACATTTACAGCAAATCAGAGAAAAAGCGGGACAGCCGGTCCTGCACAGATTACGGGTAAGTGAGGCCGCCAGAACGTTGGTTGAATATCGGCACAGCAAGCATCGAAAACAGACGGTTAAAACGAGTCAGGGATTATTATTTGCGGGAATTTAATAAATGACACAGGCATATCGGATTGTCGATTGGGTTCGGTTGTATGAGGTCGATATTAACGGCCATGCAGTTGGGCGGTATGAAAAGCCGCCATCTATTGAGAAATTGCGCAAATCACCCCTGTCATATATTCGGCTGGAAAATACCGGTCACGCCCAAACTATTATCGATAGGAAAATAAACCAGAAGGCCTGGGTGGCCGGCCAGATGGACGAAATGGCTGTTCATGGCCTGTTTGATAAATTGCTGAAAATAGCAGGCAACCAGCCCCGCCAATTTCGAGGATGGATACTCGATGAGCATCAAAAACCGTTGACGGCAAAAGGCATTGCTGAATTCCTGGGCATTTATGAGGTTGGATGTGTTCAAAAAGCGCTTGGAATTTTAACAGACCCGGAAGTTGGCCTGTTGAATGTAAGTGAATTTGTGGAAAACCTGTTAAATGTGTGTGAGCCTGGGCAAACTTGCGCACAAATGCGCAGAAGTCCGGACGAATGCGCACTCTTCAAGAACGAAACCGAAATAAAGGAAATTAAACCGAAAGAAACGAAAAGAGAAAATTCGGCTTCGGATTTTTCTTCTGATTTTTCGGATTCGGCTTCCCATCACCAGCGGTTGGAAGCAATCAAAGAAACAAGAAGCGCCACCGTAAGCCAAATCTGCGTGATTTTACAAATCCCAAACAACCCATCAGACATCACGACTTTCCGTGATATTTTCGACCAAGTTGAACAAGGAATTATCAGTGGCGAATTGAATGTAAAAATATTTGATTCGATGATTATTTCAGCCAAAGAAGCCGCCAGCCATAGATTCAAAAAATTAGGTCGGTTTGTCAATGCGATGAAAAGACCGCCTTTTAACTATATCCCCGAACGCAGGCAAGTAGCAGGTTCAAAATATAGGTAAATGTCAATTTTTTTAAGGAGAACGAAAATGAAAAAATGGATTTTAACAATGATTTTGCTTGGATTGGCTGCTGGCTGTACTTCACCGGCAGTAACCGCAACAGGTGGGGTTGCGGCTGGCTTCGCTGCAAGCGAAACCGTCAAAGGTGCGAAAGCGGACCTGGCAAGACGCGAAGCCGAATTGATTGATTTTTACAACGAAGGCGTTGAACATGGTGCAGAACAGGAAGCCCTTGATGAAATCGAGAGGCAAATCCGCTTTGTCCAATACACGCGTAGTGGCATCGAAACAGGTGAGCAGTTTTTAGGCGTGGATTGGACGGACCCGAAGCAAACCGGCGGTGCTATCGGGCTTGCAATAACGACGCTGCTAACAATACTTGCCGGCCGCAAGTTAAACCAAACACGGAAAGTATTAGCCGGCAAGGACGAAGGGATTGATAAGTTTTGTGGGACCCATTCCCCCGAAGTCGCCGGTGAATTGCACGACATCGTAAAAGAAAAAACGAACGCCAGTGTGGCAAGTTAGCATCGGCAAGGACGCCAAAGGCGGCCCCGCCGGTTGCGGCATACCACGGCCGGCGGGGCCTATTGGAGTAAAAATATGGGAATAATTTATAGACCATCAGGCAGAGCAGCGGAATATGCGCACCTGGCAATCAATCATTACGTTGGCTGCCGTCACGGCTGCATGTATTGTTATGTTCCTGCAACAACCCGAAACAATGATTTTCATACAAAGCAAGCGCCAAAGAAAGATGTCCTTTACAAATTGACCAGGGCGGCACCAAATTTTGCGGGGACTGATGAGCGGGTTTTGCTCTGTTTCGCCTGCGACCCATATCAGCCGCTTAATGATGAGCTGAATTTGACCCGGGAGGTTATCAAGATTCTCAAAGACAACGACATTCCCTTCCAGGTTTTGACAAAAGGTGGGATGCGGGCAGTTTCTGATTTCGATTTATACGGGCCAAACGATGCCTTCGCAGCGACTTTAACTTTTCTGGATGAAGCCAAATCGAAACGAGCGGAACCGAACGCGGCCTTGCCCGAAAGCCGAATCAGGTCCTTGTCGGTTGCGAAACAGAAAGGCATAAGGACCTGGGTCAGTTTGGAGCCGGTGATTGATACAAAGGCGTCGCTGGAGTTAATTCGCATAACCCATTCTTTCGTTGACCACTACAAAATCGGCAAACTGAACCACGCAAGCGGCGACCTTACTTTCCAGGCGCTTCGCAGGTTTGGAATTAAAGCGATAGAACTTTGCCGTGAATTCGGCGTTGATTACTGGATTAAGGCGGACCTGGCGAAGTACCTCGACGGGATTCATTTTACAAACACAGATACGCGGAAAGTGAAAAGATAAAAAGAAAGAGGTAAAAAACAATGCATGAAAGAAAATACACAATCAAAGAAGATAGAATAGTTAAACGTAGTAATGAAGTGCCAATTCCTGATGATGAACCATTGTTTCTTTTTAGGGCGAAAGACCGCAAAGCGTTAGCTGCTTTAGTTGCTTACAATATGATTCTGGATAATTTAGACCAAAAAGAAGCAGTTACGAAAGCCGTAAATGATTTTAGAAGATTTCAGGAAGAACATCCTGAAAGAATGGCAGAACCAACTCCCTAAATGGAACCATTGGACGATGAAACTTTGTGGGGTGAACCTAATAAAACCGCGCAGCAAAGCGAAGGCGCAATGACGCAGGAAGAAATCGAGCAGGTCGAAATCGACCAGCGCACCGCCGAAGCGCAGTTGGCGACGGCTATGTTTTTGGAGGCCGAATAATGAATTGGTTTATTTTGGTAATCGCCTTAGCCGGCTTGGTCCTGAACATCCTGAAAAAACGCGAATGTTTTCTGTTGTGGATTATTTCGAATGGCTATTGGATTTATCACAATCACCAAATCGGCGAAACGGTCCAGGCGATTCTTTTTGCCGTTTTTGCCTTCTTTAGTTTTTGGGGGCTTATGATATGGGCGCCCGAAAAGAAATCACAATTAACCGCGGCAACCGAAACCTTCTGCCATCGGATTCTGCGCACGCAGAAAATTTCTATCAGAGAGGGCAATAAAATAAAAATCAAATGGCTTTTTACCGAAGCGAAAAAACTGTTAAGGATTATCGAAGATGAAGAAACCTAAACGAATCCGGTCCCGCGGCGGCTTGTCACCAAATAAATATTTGAGTGACGAGCAAATCAAACAATTGCGAAGTTACCTTGCCAGGAAAGTTAACGAAGCGATCTTGTGCGGGCGCTGGCCAATCCGGCCATTTATCAATGCTATGATTGTCGATTTACTTTTGAATTCCGGCCTTCGCGCTGCCGAACTTTGCGACCTTCAATTGCGGGACCTGCCAGGTTACCACGGCAAATCGATTATCGACGTTCGCGAAGGCAAGGGAAGAATTCAGCGGTCAATTGTCATATCCGACGTTCTAACCGAACGGTTGAAAAAATATATCAAGCTGCATCGCCACGCGGCGAAGCCGAAAAGTTATTTGTTCACGAACGAACAAAACCGTGGCCGATTAAGTCCGGCGTCCCTGCGGAGCAAGCTGCGAATCATCGGCTTTTTTGCCAACGTCGGTCAGTTGAACCCGCACCGGTTCCGGCACACCTACGCAACACACCTATACAAAAGCTGCCAGGACCTTGTTTTTGTCGGCGACCAGCTGGGACACAAGAACCCAAAAACAACGGCGATTTATGCCAAAATCGCAAGCGATTTGCGGCAGAAATTTGCGAACGGTTTCGACCTGTAAATTGCAAAACTTTTACGAAAATGAGAGCAAACATAAAAGAAAGTTGTAAGGCATTATTATACAGCTAATTATGAAAGGGCGGTTTTTAAAAATAATGTTAGGCGGACATAACTTTTGTCGGCCCCCTTATTTTTGAATCAGAAATCCAGAAGCGGACAGGGCCAAATGTCCGCTTTTTGGTTTTGCCAACGTAAAATAAAGACTTACATCAATTTTTGGGAAAATCAAAATCAACGTAAAATAAGGACTTATGAACGGCGAAAAAAAGTTACTTTGAGGGTTTTTGAGTGTGGATTTTACCAAAGAATTTAGATTGCTTTCACTCTGTTCAGGATATGGGGGGATTGAGCTTGGATTACGAAGAATTATCCCGACTTTGCGAGCGGTCGCTTATGTGGAGGTCGAAGCTTTCGCTTGTGCGAACCTGGTTAGCAAGATGGAAAAGGGTTTTCTGGATGCAGCACCTATCTGGACGGATATTAAAACCTTCAATGGACGATGCTTTCGTGGCAAGGTGGACATCATCACTGCCGGTTATCCCTGCCAGCCGTTTAGTAACGCAGGAAAGCGAAAGGGAACAGACGACCCTCGACACCTTTGGCCGTATATTGAAAGAATCATTGAAGCAGTTAGACCTGTTTGGTGCTTCTTTGAAAATGTCAGCGGACACCTTACCCTTGGATTCCCTATTGTTTATCGAAGCCTACGAAATATGGGTTACTCAGTTGAGGCAGGACTGTTTACGGCGGCAGAGTGCAACGCATCGCACAAACGAAAACGGTTGTTTATATTGGCCCACCAGCACCATAGGAGATGCGAAACAGTCCAAGACTTACAAAAGGGGAAATCCTCAATTACATTCCCTTGTCGAAAATTGGCCGACACCAAATGTCCCAAATCGGGGCAAAGAAATCGACAAAAGCCACAGGCCGAAAGCGGGCGGGATAGACTTGCAATCAACCGTTGGCCTGCTCGACCAGGACAGCCCCAATACGAATGGGAAGAGCCAAGGGTTGTGGCCGAGTCCGACAAGTGCCGACACAGAGGGCATAGGTCCTCGCCCGAGCAGAATAGCAACAAACAGAAAAACAGAATATCTCAGCCGAACAGTGAACACAAAGAAAGGCAAACTGAATCCCGATTGGGTAGAGCAGTTGATGGGACTCCCTGTAGGGTGGACAGATTGCGATTATTAGGTAACGGAGTGGTGCCGCAACAAGCGGCAAAAGCGTTTCGTATTTTATATGAAAGATTTTTGAACGATGAAAACAATCTATAAATATGTTTACTTCGAAGTGATAGAAGAAAAACCGAAAACGAAGGTTTGGGGTTGCTTTACAAACGCCGGCCATAGCAAGCTGGGCGAGGTCAAGTATTATATTTGGCGACAATATTGCTTTTTCCCAACACCCGACACCGTTTTTTCCACGGGTTGTTTGGACGACATAAAACACTTCATAGGGCAATTGAACAAGTGACAGAGCAAGTTTATCAATACGTTTGGGGCAACAACAAAACGCCCAAAGGCCAGCATCGGCTGAAACATTTCAAAGGCCGTAAGTGCAGGGCCTTGACCTTCGGGGCCAAGAATAGCTGCCTGGTTGAATTCCTGGACAATGGCGAAATGCTGAATTGCAGCCGCCGCTCTTTGCGAAAGGTTAGTGAATGATTGAGTTTAAGCGGATAGCGAAAGGAGATTGAGCTAATGGCAAAGAAAAGAATCACGGCGAAAACAAAGATTAAGGAAGTGACGTTGACGGCCGGCAAAGAAGGTAAGGCCGGCAGGCTGAAAGTTAAGTTCGACAAGCTGGAATTTCCGAGGGGCCAGGAAGATACGGTCAAGGGATGGCTTGATGGCAAGGATGAGGTCTGCGTTTCAATCGAACTGGACCAGGCAAAGCTGCCAGGGACCGAATAAGATGGACATAAAAGAATTGCGAAGGTGTAAGAACTGCGCCGCCTGGGAACGAATCGGCAACAGCGTTAAGGGTGAATGTCGAATCAATCCGCCGATGGCGAACAAGGAAGGCGATGCAGTATGGCCCAAACCCCACGAAGATAAATGGTGCATTGCTTTTCTAATAACAAAAGAAATAGCTGCACAATTGAAGGCGTCGTCGATTGTGATTCCGCGACCAGGACCGCCGCCGGCAAACATAAACCGCGGATAAAACAAATGGGTCCTTCCTGGCCTTGTGAAAGCCCTACGGTCAGCAAGGGCGCGCAAAGAGAGATTTTTTTGGTGGAAAAATGATGTCCTGTCCTGCGGAAAACGGGGTTTTTATGATTGTTACTTTGTTAACGCGAGAAGCAGATTAACTGTGCGGGAGTTTTTGGTCGGTTTTGTCAACTGGTAAGAGTGAAAAATGGGTAAAAGCGAGAAGCATATAGAATTACAGAATATGGTTGTTCGATGGATAAGAAACCGCTCATACAAAATATGCGGGCTGCCGGAGAGTAATGTTGTTGGTTATATTGCAGATTTTGTGGCTATTGCTGGTATGCACGATGCGTACCATACACGTTACGCCAGGCATTCAGGGTTGACGAAAAAATATATGGCTCCTGATTTTGACCCCGGTGGTGAAAATATCTACCGAGTACACGGCGATATTGACAGGTGGTATGTTTGTGTATTTGAAGTCAAAGTTTCACGCTCCGATTTCCTAAATACTTTTGGTGGTAAAAATACACCTCACGCAAAAGCGAGAATGGAACCTGCCGGAACGGCTCATTGGGTAGTTGCTGCAAAAGGCGTTTGCAAACCAGGGGAACTGCCTGATTTTTGGGGGCTATTGACACCTTACGGTATGGGATTAACTGAATTGAAAATACCAAAGCTACATATATTACCAGAGAGTAAATTACACGCAATGGCCTTTGAAATGCTTTGGCTGCAAATGAATTATCGAACGAGTTATTATGACCAACTTAATGAAATGTCTAAGACTATAAAATCTGTTCACGAAGCGATAATCAAAGGCAGGTCAAGGGGAGAATTGCTTCGCCGATCTAATAAAGCAATAGAAGCTTGTCGAGGATTTGTGCATTAAAAAAATATCAGGAAGAATTGAGTCAAAAAATCAGTAACACTGAAAAGCGATTATGAAGATTGCGAGGGTTTTTGCCAGAAAGACAAAGATGTCACCGAAAGATAGCGATGCTTATTTCGGGTTGCCGAGTCTATATACACCTAAATATGATGAGATTCATATTTCGGTGAGTTTTACCTGGGACCTGCCGAAGGTGGATATTCTCAAAGAGGAATGGTCCAGATATGGCAGGGTCAAAGTCGGCGGGCCAGCCCTCGAGGACCCGGGCGATGAGTTTGTCGCCGGCAGGTATCTCAAAGAAGAAGTTACGATTACTTCGCGGGGCTGTCCGTATAATTCAGAGCGCTGTTCGTTTTGCTTTGTACCGAAACGAGAGGGCAAAATCAGAGAGTTACCGATCGTCCCGGGCAATATCGTTCAGGACAATAATCTTCTGGCCTGTTCAAAAGCGCACCGTGATAAGGTATTTGCGATGCTTCGAACGCAGAAAAAAATTGATTTTTCCGGTGGTCTGGAAGCGGGTCGAATTACAGATTCAATAGTCGAAGAATTGCGCTCGTTGAAAATCAATCAGCTGTGGCTTTCCTATGATCTGCCGGAACGAAAGCCCGACTTAATCAGGGCGGTTGAGAAGCTCAAACGTTACTTTCCGAGGTACAAAATTCGCTGCTATGTCCTTATTGGTTATTTGGGGGACACGCTTTACAAGGCAGAAGAACGATTACAAGAAGCCTGGGACATCGGAACGCTGCCTTTTGCGATGAGATATAGAACAGCAGCGGGACAATGGGAAGGGACATATTTATTTACTGAGCGGCAGTGGAACTTGCTGACGAGGAAGTGGACAAGGCCGGCGGCGATTAAGGCCGGTATGAAAGGTTAGGAAATGAAGGATGTGTCGGTAAATATAACTATTAAAATCGTCCACTGTGAGCGTTGCGGAGCCCGTTGCAAAGTAGCTGAGCTGCGAGACCCAGAGGCGAAAATGCTGCGTTGGTCTAAAGAGCCCAAAGGCCTGTGCATCAACTGCGCTGTCCACGATTTCCTAAGAAACACCTACCCAATAAATATGCTTTTGGCGGAGTTTGGCCCGAAAGGTCTGCTCCTTCCGCACATACAAAAACAGTTCATGGGGATTATGCGGGCTGGCTTTGCTGATGCCAAACCCGATGAGATTGACTGGAATCGAATAGTTGAAAACTGGGATTTACCGTTCCCGAAAAAGATAAAGCCAAACTCGACTAATCCGTGTAGCCAACAGGAACTCGATGAGATTGCATCTGGCCAAAGACCGGGGCTGGGCACTTCAGGATTAATGGAGAATTCGAAATGAAGATACCGTTACTGCCGGTGCATATTTTAACGACTGATGGGCTGGCTACTGAAATTAAAAATGCGAAGGACGAAATTGAAAAAGAGAAGACCGAATATAAGCGGTTCACCTGCCGGCAAATCGCGGAGCTGCTGAAAGAAAATTTCGACCTGGCTAAACAGGCCCGCACCCGAGCGCGGGCGCAATACAAACCGATTTTGGTAAAAAAGAAGAAAGGCGGTGAATGATGGGGGCGGAAGACTGAACATCGAACGTTGAGCGTTGGAAGTTGAATGTTGGAAGTTGAATATTTTTAGGCAGGGATGCCGTGAATCACGGAAATGTTGACAAGGTGATGGCCGATGCGAAGAAAATCGCACAAGAGTGGAGCGAAGACAGAGCTCCCTTAAAGAAGCTGATGCGCAAATACCGCTGCTGTTATTCTACGATTGTGCGGGCGATTCGCGCTGAGATTTCAAAAGAACAATGGCAACGAATCAGGTATCGGCATGAAGTAAAAGGCGGGCGTAAAACACGCTTCAAAAAGGGATGCATCAGCTGGAACAAGGGCATCCATTATAACCCGGGCGGGCGATCGGTAGAGACGCGATTTAAGCCAGGTCGGATTCGAGGAGCTGCCGCTCAGAAATACAGGGCCGTTGGAACTATTACAATTCGGCATGATCAGTTATTTCGACGGCAAAACAAATCAAAACTCACACGTAAAGATGGCACCAGGCGAAAAGGCAAACCTCGACGCTGGATTAAAATCAAGAACACCGGGCCTCCTCAATATTGCTGGATTCCGTATGCACGTTACTTGTGGCTCAAATATAAAGGTCTGATACCCGTGGACTACTTTGTAGTTCATAAAGACGGCAATCAGATGAATGATAATATCGATAATTTTGTTCTGATGAACCACAGCACGGCATTGAAGCTGCAGCGGGCGAGAGACCCGGAGACAATGATTGTTATGGCAAAAACTAAACGGCACAAAAGTAACAGACAGATAAATAATCATTTCAGTTTCTTCTGGCAATGTAAAAACTGCAGCGCGGATTTCAGGCAGAAAAGGCGGCCTCAGCGCTGCAAAAAATGCGGCGGCGGGGTGTTCGAGAGAATTAAACGGATAAAACAAGCGGGATGAAAAGTAAGGTAAAAGTTAAAAGTAAAAAGGCAAAAACAGAAATGAAAAAAACGCAGCCAAAGATACGAAAGTTCAAATTATCGCAGCTAAGGCCAGCGGGTTATAACCCCCGCCTTATCAGTAACGAGGCGTTCGCAGGCTTGTCAGCGTCGATACTAAAGTTCGGATGCGTTGAGCCGATAGTTGTTAACGTGCGCAGCGCCAAGAACACCATCATCGGGGGACATCAGAGATACCGGGCCCTACTGAAATTGCATCGGGCGAATTACAGTTGCTTTTGCGTAACGGTGGACCTTAGCAAAAGCGATGAGAAGATCTTAAACCTTACACTAAATAATCTGCATATACAGGGCAGGTTCATAAAAGAATTAGGTGAATATATCGATACACTCCGGGCAGAATTGCCGAACGATAAGGATTATCTTGCCCTGCGAATCGATGAACTTCACGCCGAGGTTGGTATGACCGGAAAACAGGGATTAGTTTTAGATGATGAGATTCCGGAGCCGCCGAAAAAGGCGGTCACAAGGCCCGGGAATTTATGGCTCCTGGGAAACCATCGATTGCTCTGCGGTGATAGTACGAAGGATGCGGATGTAGCCAGACTTATGAATGGTAAGAAAGCAAGCTTGTTCGCCACGGACCCACCGTATTGTGTTGATTATACTGGGGATGATCGACCAAAAACGGGCAGAGATTGGTCTGATACTTATCATGAAATTGACATTCCCGATGCCATGCGGTTTACAAAAGATTTTTATGTAGTAGGATTGAAATATATCAGGAAGAAAACCGCCCTTTATTTGTGGCATGCCTCAAAACGTATAAATATGATCCAGCGGATTTGTCAAGAGCTTAACATACTTATACATCAAACGATTATTTGGGTCAAACCTTGTGCTGTTATTACTTATTCGTTTTATATGTGGCGTCACGAGCCCTGTCTTTTGATGTGGGTCAAAGGAAATAAACCGCCATTTAGGCCCAGAGATAAATCCATCGGTACCGTTTGGCCAGTAGGTTATATCAAATCGGGTGACCCGACAACGCCGGAATATTATACCGATGTCTGGGAACTGGACTGGGCCGGCAAGAAACGCAATCCCGGCATCGAACATCCGACGGTCAAGCCAGTCGAGGTGTTTGCCATACCGATGAGAGTGCATACGAGAGTGGGGGATATTTGTTATGAGCCATTTTGCGGCTCGGGTTCGCAGATTATAGCAGCTGAAAAACTCGATAGAAGATGCTTCGCAATGGAGCTCGAGCCGGTTTTCTGCGATGTAGCGGTCAAACGATGGGAGGAATGGACGGGGAAGAAGGCAAAGCTTGCCCAGAGTGCCAAACGGGCCAAACGGGCCAGGCGGGTATAAATATACGTTCCAGGAGTAAAAACGGCACACAGGGCAACGTGGTGTGTCCAAAGGGGTGAAAAAAAGGTGCTGATGCGGGCGGAATATCAGTTAAACCGCCTGAGTGGCCAGGAATAAGCTGGCCGTTCATTTTTTCGCATCAGCGTTACTTTGTTAGAAACAGTGACAAGGGACCCCATTTTGCGATGAATTGCAAAATGGGAACCCTAAAAATATCAGAGAACAGGATGTAGAACAATTAAAAAAACGGATGCCGACCCTGTTGAAATCGCAGAGAAACAGAGACGTCTGTATTTACTTGAGAAAATCAAAAACAATCAGCCCCTGACGAAGGCGGAGCTCGAAGAATTGACTGAACACGAAAAGAAAAACAAGCAGCGAAGAGGAGCGAAAGGGCAGGGAAAAAAGAAAACCGCGATTGCGGATTCTCTAATGGAGGGCGGACTCAATTCCCAAAAGGCGGCTGCCAAATACGCGAAAGTCAACGTGCGCACTATTCGAAGGTGGGTACAGGCGGGAATGCCTACGGGAAAGCTCGATGGTAAGACCATTTATATCGCCGAAATGCTCGATTTCTATAAGCTCAACGAGGGTAAGGAAACGAGCAAGGACCGCAAGCGCGAGCAGAAAGCACAGGCGGACTATAAGACGACGAAGGCACAGCTGCTCGAATTGGAGCTGAAAATCAAACAGGGTGAGCTTATCGAGCGGGATTCGATAGAAAAAGAGAGAATCCTGCGAATCTTAACGGTTAAGAGGGCACTGCTGGGATTGGGCAGGACACTTGCCCCCCAACTGGCAACCATCAAGAACCCGCGCAAAATACAATCGCGAATCGATAAGGAAGTGCGCACGATTATTGAAAAATTTGCAAAGAGCTAACGATGCCGCAGACAGAACAGAAAATATTCTCGAAGGTCGAACGTGATGCCTGGCGGCTGCCTTCAAAACTGACCGTCAGTCAGTGGGCGGACAAGCCGGGCAATCGTATACTCGACCCGGACACCTCAGCGGAGGCCGGCCAGTACAATTCGGCAAGGACTCCCTATATGCGGGGCCCGATGGACGCCTTCACCGACCCGGAGGTCGAGGAAATCGATGTTATGAGCGCCGGCCAGGTGGCCAAATCGACAGCCATACAAAATATGATCGGCTATTGCATTGACGAGGACCCAGGGCCATCGATGTATGTTGTGCCGAGGGAAAAGGATGTGGTGGACCGGTCAATGAAAATATTTAAGCCGATGGTCATGCTCTCAGAAGCGCTTCGAGGCCATACTACCGGAAACCCGCGGGACCTGCAGACCGATTACTTTACGTTCGATAGGATGACACTGTATTTTGCATGGGCCGGCTCAGCGCCGGAAATGGCGCAGAGGACAATCAAGAACCTGTTCTTCGATGAGCCGGACAAGTACCCGCTATTCGCCGGACGCGAGGCGAACCCCATCGCCCAGGCGGTAAAGCGGACGGTGACTTTCTGGGACCGCAAAATTGTTAAGATGTGCACACCGACGACAGAATTAGGGTATATCAACATATCTTACGGTTTATCGAACAAGCAGGAAATATTCTGCCCGTGCCCGCACTGCGGAGAGTTTAAGGTCTGGAAGTTCAGCCAGCTCAAACTGCCGAAAACACTGCGGGATCCGGAGAAAATCATTGAAACGGGCGATGTATGGTACGAATGCGAGGTATGTGGAACCTGTTTCAGGGAAGAACAGAAGGCCGATTTGGTGGCAGCTCATATATGGCTGCCGGAAGGCCAAACAATAGATGCAGACGGCAATATAACCGGTCAGCCGAAACGCTCCAAGAGACATAGTGGCTTTAATATTTCAGGGCTTGTCAGTCCCTGGATGAGCTGGCCCAGGATTATGGCCGACTGGTTCAATGCGAATACCGAACAGGGAATAGCGCAAGGCGCCCTGATGGAATTTCAGAATCTGACCCTGGGCCAATCATACAAAGAGACGGGAAAGAAACTAAAGGCATCGGAGGTCCGCAAGCTGACAGGGGGGTTCAGCAAGGGTACGGTCCCCGCCGATTGCCTGCTATTAGTGGCAAGCGCGGACTATCATAAATCACGCGCCCGGGGGATAGTGCGCATCGATTACGAGGTGCGGGGGTTCGGGTACGGTCTTAAAAACTGGGTCATATCGAGCGGCTCGGTACCCTCCTTCGAGAAACTCGATGAAGAAATATTGATGAGTCCCTTCCCCTGGTCTGATGGTACGTCTCAAGAAGAAAAACCCTGGCTGGCCGTTATGGCAATGTTCGTCGATTCGGGATACGAGCCGGATGATGTTTACGAATACTGCCGGCATCGGCCGGGACTTACCATACCGACCAAAGGTGAGCCCGGGCCGCGAATGAAGCCACTGCAGGCTTCATCGCTGGAGTCGGCTACTGAGCATCGCCTGACAGCGCGGCACCGGCGGCGGTACAGGGGGATGCAACTGTTAATTATCGATACCTTTTATTTTAAGGACCAGGTGACGAGCTGGGCCCAGCCGAGGATGGACGATGAAGGTAAGATAAAAGCTGAGGCTTTAACACAGTTTTACGATGAGATACCCTCTTATTACTTTACCGAATTTACGAACGAGCAGAAGGTACAGGTCAGGGATAAGAGGGGTAATGCACGCTGGCTATGGCAGACTGTCGTCACCGGCGCACCTACACACACACTCGATACGGCGGTGCTCTGCGCTGCAGCGGCCTATTACAAGGGCGTGCATTACCTGCGGCCGGCGAAAGAAAAAAAAGCAGCGCCAGCGGCGGCGAGGACAGGACGAAAGCCGGCCCGGAAGCGCCGAGGCCGCGGCGGGTTTTTGGATGACCTGCCGGAATTATGAAAAATAGGAGTCAGAAGTCAGGAGTCAGAAGTCAGAAATGGGAAACGGATTTCTCGATGACCTGCCGGACTTAGGGATAAGGTCGGCAAAGAGACGAAAGAAAAAGAAGACAGTCCCTGTTTCGGCCCCCGAATCAAAAAAGACCGAACAGAAGATAGAGGTTATGATATGGCATACAGTGCAATGCCCCAGATGTAAAAGCGAAAAAGTGCCGGTTATTACAACGAGAAAGCCGATTAGATACCATAAATGCGAGAATTGTGGGCATCATTTCAAGTCGGTTGAAGCATGAAAAACCAGAATTCGACCGCAAAAAAATTTTTTACTTTAATACTACAACGTAGTAATCAGCATATTTACTAATTCACGCCTGTATCGTAGTTTCCAAATTATGGCGGCCACTTTAGCAGAACAGTTGGCGAGCGTTCAGGCGATGATTGCCAAGATTGAGGCAGGCGCCCAGTCGGTTACCGCAGAGGACGGCCGGTCGGTTACCAGGCCGAATCTGCAGGCTTTATATGACCGCGAAAAGCAACTCCTGCGACGGGTGGACTACGAAAGCACACACGGCAAAACTTTAGCGGAGTTCTAATGGTTAGACGAAAAAAAGATTTTCGGCCGAGAGAAGGATTTTCCGAACGGACTTCGGAAAGAATTGATTCGCTTGTCGGAATCGTTTCGCCACGCAGGGCCTATTTGCGCAAGGCATATCGGTTCAGCTACGATGCAATCGATTCAACCAGGATGCGAAAGAAACGTGGCAAAACCGGCGGGACCGGCGATACACACCTGACGGAAATCAATCTTTTTAAGCTGCGTGACATCTGCCGCGACCTGTGCCGCAACAATCCGCTAATCGAAGGGATGTTCGAAACCGACCGCGATGGCATTATCGGCTCGGGGCCTAAAATCCAGGCCAGGACAAAAGATAACGAATTGAATTCGGAACTTGAAGCAGCGTGGACGGAAACAATGCTGCAGTCACCCTGCGATGTTTCGGGCCGATTGAACTTCAACCAGTTTTTGGGGATTGCCTTTTTGTCTTATCGCAGAGACGGCGATGTTGGCGTTATATTTCTGGATGACAAGCTGCAGGCGGTCGAGGGTGAACAGATAGGAACGCCTTACGGAATCAAGAGCCCGCCGAAGAACTTCGAAATCGTAAACGGCCTTGCTTTCAGTAAACTTTCGAAGCAGCTAATCGGTTATTACATAGGTGAATCGGACAGAAAATGGGGCTATATCAAGCCGGGAAGTTTCAAACAATATACAGCCGATAAAGTCCACCTGCTTTGCAATCCGCACAGGTTCAGCCAGAGCCGCGGCAAACCTGCATTATCTTCTGCAATCGATTTTATCGATAAGACCTGCGGCTATATCGACGCCGAATTAGTGGCTGCTAAGGTACAGGCCTGTTTCACAATGTTTGTTTCGCAGGAATATCCGGACATGCCGGACCCTTATACCCACGGAATTTCTTCATCCGGCGAAACAGAAGAAGGCGAACAGTTAGAGAAGATGGAACCGGGCGTAATATTGCGAGGCAGCCCGGGCGAGAAGGCGGCCGGTATCGGTGGAACCAGGCCATCAGGGCTGTTCGACCCGTTCATTCAGCGAATGCTGACCTTTATTGGCCGGCCGTTGTGCATGCCGCTTATGCTGATTACCCTAGACTTTGCCGGCGCTACGTTTATGAATGCGCGGATCGCCTATCAGAAGGTACAGGATGCCTGGGAGCGCGAGCAGGAGTGGGTAGTCAAGCCGTTTGTCTCGCGGGTTTACCGATGGCGGTTGCAAAACCTTATCGATTCGAAGCAAATAAAAACCAAAACCAACGGAGATACCTTCCGGCATGAAGTTATCTGCAAGCGATGGCCTTACGTCGACCCGTTCAAAGAAGCGAAGGCCGATGAATTCCAGATAAAGAATAAGACATCCTCAAGAACGCTTATCTGCGCTCGACAGGGAACGGATTTTCCGGATGTAGCAGGACAGCTTGAAACAGAAGAAAATATATTAAAAGAAAAAGGATTGGTCGTTCAGGAAGATAAATCAGGCAAGAAAATGGAGAATTTAGCGAGGGCGGTAAGAAGCGGAGTGCCGGTATCGGTTGCGGAGGCGAGAACCGCGCTGGGATTACCGGAAAAACCGACCACAAAGGAACTGCTCCGTTTCAATGACCAGGATGTACTTCAATATCATATCGAAGGCGGGATATTGACCATAAACGAAGTAAGAAAAGTATTAGGCCTCGAAGATGTAAAGTGGGTGAACGTCCCTGTCAGAAAGACAGGTGTTCAGCCGGTAGGCGTAAGAAGGAATCAGGAAAAAGACGACGAAAAAGAGAAGCATGAAAAAGATGGGAAATGAGAGTGTCATCTAAAAAAAGAAAACCGTTGTTTACTAAGATTAACGGACAATATTATGCAAAAGTTAATTGCCCCGATTGTGGACGGGAACATCCTGTTTCTCATAAAAATTATTACCGTATGAAATCTTTCCGTTGTATTAAGTGTAGTCAGGTATATTCGGCAAAAAAACATAGAGATCCGAATCGAACATATCATCGTGGTGGTTATATTCAGTATTATCGTCCGGAAAATCCGATGGCAAATGCCAGAGGATTAATAGATGAACATCGTTTGGTTATGGCCAAGACTCTGGGACGAAGTTTGAAATCCAGCGAGCATGTTCATCATATAGATGGTGATAAAACAAATAATAATTCTAAAAACCTGTTAATTTTGTCGAAATCAGAGCATCACAGGTTACATGGGACAATTCAGGAAAAGGAGAAAAGATATGCCACTGCCTGATGAGCATAGCTGCCGATTGCAGGATCCGAAAAAATACACACGCTTCGCCCGAAAAAAATGCGACCAGAAGCATAAGGGAAAGTGTATCGATGTGATTTATGGCATCAAGGATGTCAAGGCGGCGGAACAGGCCGGTTATAATTTCAGCGCTCTACCCTGGCTAAATCAAAGACTTTATAACGCGGGGGAATTTGCGTTCGCCGGCGGCAGGGTCTTCCAGGCAATCAAACCGACCAGGGGAAACCAACCGCCGAACGTGAACTATTGGAAATTGGTTTCTGAAATACAGGCCTTGCGCTTTGCGACGAAGATCTGGTCGGCTTCCGATGCCAGGGCCGTCTGTAAGGACCGCAAAGGGACATTCGAGCCGGCGAAACCGAAGAAGAAACAGGCAGAGCAAGCGAACACAGCGCCACAGAGTGCCTGTTCGTTTGGCGAGGACTGCCAGATTAGTTTCATTGAGGGCGAGGGGAAAGACTACGATTTAGAAATTATCGGTTACTCCGGCAAGATAATTTTTAATCACTGGTACTGGGGCAATGTCGCCTTCGATTTAGAAGGTATCAAATTCGATAAGGCCAAAATGCCGATTCTCGAAGAACACTGTCGCCCGACACATCTGGCCTTTTCAAAGAAACAGGAGATTAATGATGCTGTCCGCCTATATTGCCAGTTCTTAACAAATGCCAGGTCACAGGAAATAAAACAGGATATGAAAGAAGGGTTCCCGATGCAGGCATCGGTTCATATTATCCCATTGACTATTGAATACGTGAAGGAATCGGCTTCCGTAAAAGTCAACGGCCAAATCCTTACCGGCCCGGGCGCTGTTTTTAGACAGAGCAGAATCCGTGAGGTCAGCCTTTGCACCCTGGGCGCTGACAGAAATACAAAGGCCGCTGTCGCGGCTAAAGAAACGGAAGAAAAAGTAACTTTTAACGTTACAGAAACAGAAAAGGAGATTGATATTATGGAATTTGAACTACTAACCGCAGAACAATTAACGGAAGAGAGGCCGGACCTTGCAGCCGAGATGATGGCTTCGGGCGTGGACAAAGGTGAGAAAGAGACCCGCGAATTGTTTAACCAGTTCGCCGAAAAATTCGGCGATGACCCCGCTTTTTGCCTTGAGCAATTCAAGGCCGGCGTCACTATCGAAGAAGCTGTTGCCGCCCAGAATGAAAAGCTGAAGGCCAGTAACGAGGAACTGGCAAAGGCAGCCAAAGAAGCGAAGGAAACAGCAGCGACGACCGCCAAAGTGGACCCTGCCAGGCAGGAATTCAGCGATAAGCAGACCGAAACGAACGGCGGCGATGGAGATACGACTTTAGTCGGCGAAGCGAAGTGGAAGGATGAGTTCAGCAAATCGGAAGATTTGCAGGGCCAGTTCAAAACCGAAGAAGTATACATCGCCTTTAAGAAGCACGATAAAGCCAGCGAAGTCCATATCGCGGGCAGAAGGGAGTAAGTCAAATTATGGCGAGACAAACGAAAGAAGAAAAAGCTCAGGCAGCCGAAGCGAAGGCTGCAAAGGCGGCGAAGGCCGAAGCTGAAAAGAAGACAAGGCCGATAGCGGGTAAGAAAGATAATATCCCAGCGCTGCAAATCAATATCGGCGACCCATTCATCGATGGTACGATTCGCTCCTACAAAGCAGTCGGCGGCAAGGCCGATACCAACGCCAGGCCGTTTGTTCTTTTGGCAAGCGACCCGGCAGCGGCGTCAGCATTGCAAAACTACAAATTGCGCTGCGGCGGCGCTTGCGATTCGGTTCGACTCACCGAGGCTGAAAAGACGATAGCGGCCTTCGAAGAATTCGCGAAGAAAAGTTGAAATTGTTTATTGTTCAGCGTTCGATGTTTAATGTTCGACGTTCGCTGTTCATTATTATTGTTTTTTGAAAAGATAAGAAGGGAGTAATTATTATGGCTACATTAGCAGCAGATGCCCCTGTAGCGGAAGTAAAAGGCGCTTTATGTGCTATACCAATTATCGCCGATGACATCGTTTTCGAAGGCGCAGCGGTCGGCGATAATGCATCGGGTTACGGCAGACCTTTGGTAGCAGGGGACAATTTTATCGGTCACGCCATCGAGAAGGTCGACAATACAGGCGGCTCGGCCGGCGCTAAAAACATCGAGGTCCGGAGCGGCCGGTATCGACTGGAAGTTGCGCTGGTGGGCCTGATAACCGATGTAGGCCAGCCGGTCTATATGAGCGATGATGCGACTTACACGTTCAGCGCGCCTGGCAATTCTTTCGTTGGCTTCATCAGTCGATATGTCAGCGCGACCAAGATGGAAGTCGAGTTTGTGTCAAGCAGGCTTGATTCAAATATCTACCGAAGGTCAGTAACTTTAACATCCGCCGAAATCCTGCTACTGGCAACGACACAAATCGAATTGATACCCGCACCGGGCGCTGATAAGGCCATTCAGGTTTTGTCAATTCAAATGATTCTGGATTATGGTTCGAACGTCTTTACCGAGCCATCAGCGCCGGACGACCTTGAAGTCGTCTACGATACAGCTGGCGGAACGTCGATTGCCGATGTTATTGGCGACTTTATTATCACCGGCGCCGACACCTTTGCCCAGCCGCAAATCAAAGACATCGCAGGGGCGGCGGCAACGACGATGGTCAATAAAGCGGTAGTGCTTGACAACAACGGCGCCGATTACGGCGGCAACGCAGGGGACGATTCGCTTTTGCACGTTCACCTTGTCTACACCATCAACAGAGCATTGTTAGCTTAATTCGGGGTTCTTTAATAATTAAAATCAGGTCTATCTGGCGAATAAGGACATTCGCCTTGTAGCGTCGGACCGACGAAAAAAGGATGGCTGTGTAGGGGCCTACACCTTCTGCACAGCCGTTTTTTTTGCCTGATTTTTGAAAATTGTTGTTTTGAAAAAAAGTTAGAAGGGAGTTTCATTATGGCTTTTAAGGGAATTTCATCAGCGGGAGTAATCGGCGAATTTTTTCTTCAGCTGGAATCGCTGTTAGGCGCTGGCTGGATAAATTTAATTTCGATGATGTTCGATAGCGACCAGGAATCCGAAACATACAACTGGCTGGGAATGTCGCCTGCGATGCGCGAATGGATCGGCGGCCGTCAGGCGAAGGGGTTCCGTGAAAACGGAATTACCATTGTCAATAAGGAATTCGAGGCGACGGTCGAGATTCCGGTCAAATGGATGCGGCGCGATAAGACCGGTCAAATCAAGGTCCGCATCGGTGAACTGGCCCGCAGGGCGGTCGAGCATTGGGCCAAGCTGCTTTCAACGCTGATTACCAATGGGACCGGAGCAACCAGCGGGCTTTGCTACGATGGGCAATACTTCTTCGATATTGACCATTCGGAAGGCGACAGCGGGACGCAGTTAAACCTTTTGGCGGCTGCGCAGGTTCCAGCGCTGGATGTTACAACGGCGGCCGCACCGACTTCTCTTGAAGCGGCAAAGGCAATCCTGGGCGTTATCGCGTATATGTTGAATTACAAAGATGACCAGGGTGAGCCGATGAACGATGGCGCAAGGTCGTTTTTAGTTATGACTTCGCCTGTCCTTTGGTCCCATTTAGCGCCGGCGATTTACAGTTCATTGGTAACATCGGGCGAATCGAATCCGGCGGCAGCGCTAATCGCAAGCACCGATTTCAAGATTTCGGTTGTCCCGAATTCGCGGCTGACCTATACGACGCAGTTCGTTGTTTTGCGGACCGATGCCAAGACGAAGCCGTTCATTCGACAGGAAGAAGTGGGAATCGAAATGGATGCAGTTGCCGAGGGCAGCGAGGAAGAATTCAAGAACAAGCGTCACCTTTACGGCGCCAGCGCTACGCGTAATGTCGGCTACGGATACTGGCAGCAGGCAGCGCACGCAACGTTGAGCTAAGAGCACTCGGACGGCTCAGGCCGATAATCGTTAGATCGGGCGGCGGCTTTCATACGCCGGCCGCCGCTCGATTGTTTTGCATCAATAAGGAGCTTAAAGATGGACGGTAAAAAGCCGGAAGAGCGCATCGGGATAAATGAAGAAGCGATTACAATGCTCAAACAAAGTGATGAAGAACAATGGACGGCAATCAATAAGCTTCGAACCCGACTGCCTAACTGGGCGGTTTTTCTAATCGCCGGACTGACCGGAGCGCTGGGCTGGACCCTGCATTACGCGAGTATGGCGGCCCAGGTGGCCGAGGCAGGACAGTAAAGAATTAAAAAAAACGAAATGAGTGAACCGGAACAAAAGAAAACTTTGGAACAGCACAAGCAGGTCCGCGACCAGCTGGAAAAGCTGAATCGATTAAGCGAACAGGCTGTGGAAATCCATCGGCAGGCAATTTTAGTAATGACCGAGACCAACAGTGTTGAAATAGTTTGCAATAATCTTCGAAACGAATTGCTGGAAATCGATAATGGTATTGTCGAAAAACTGGACAGGGGATAAATATGGAAAGCATTGAAAAAAACAAATATGGATTGAGCAGAAAAACCAACGTAATCATTGCTGGTGCGGGTTCAATAGCACTTGCGAAGGATTCCTGGTATGCCGTAGTGGCTATTTTGACAGCAATTCTCTTAGGGATTACTTATCAATTCATTCTTGATTATCAAAGGGGACAAAATGAAAAGAATTTATAGTTTTATGATTTTGCTATTACTGACAAGTTTCTCTTTATACGCCCAATCTATCGGCCCCGTTGGTGTTCGCAAGACAAAAGGCACAGCCACAATGCTTGTGGCCGCTTCCGATGCCCCATCAGATATAAAAAGAATAGCTGATTATCGCTGTTCCGGTACAGACGACCACGTACAAATCAACGAGGCGATTCAAGCTCTTCCGGCGAGTGGCGGTATTGTTCACTTATCAGTTGGCGATTTCGATATTGGCTCGGTAAGCGGAGCGTCTAATTATTACGGTATTCTTATCGATGA